TTAAATTTGCGTAAACGAGGACCTCCAAGTTGAAATGCCATATTTATTAATACGTGTTGTATATCTTCAGGTAACTTTTCAAAACTATTGAATATATCATTGCAATCATTGATAGCAGTTTGAACATCATTTACAAACCACTCTTGAACTTTTTCTTCAGGTACAGGTGTTCCGATAGGCTTATCATAATAATCTTCATCCCACTCAGTTATTAAATGTCCTATACCTGCAGTAGGATAGCCTTCACTACAGCGATATATTTTATAAACACATCCCTCGTCAGCTTCTATTTCTTCTCTTAATGTATTAATGTTCATCTTCTAAGTCCTTGTCTACGTTGTTCTTTATGTAAAGACTCAACGTGTTTACGATAAAAATAGTTTCCTATTCTGTTAATTATAGCAGATATTTGTAGAAATGTCAAGGTTTTAATACTCATTTCTTTTTCAACATCTTTGCTGCCTGACCTACACCCTTTATACCAAACGATGCAGATATTGCTATGTACAATAAGTATTGATACCAATCAGGTAGTGTTGCCAATACTTCAAAGCCTTGTTGTACATACTCTCTCATTCCCGGAATGAAAACTAATATTGCAGGAGCTAGTAACACCACTAAAGCAAACTCATCTTTCCATGAATCGTTTGTAGCATCTGCCATTTTGCCTTCCCACTCTATTTGTCCTGTAGCTACTTTCTCTGCTACAGTTGCTCTAGCTTTTGCCTCTGCTACTTTTGCTTTACCCTCTGCTTTTGTTTTTTCTAGTTTGTTTTGAAACCATGTTCCTGCGAGATTTGCGATTGGTCCTATTAGTGCTTGTATCATTTTCTATCTTTTCCTTTAATCTTTCTGCTCTTAGCTTTTCTTTTACTTTAACTGAATTTACGAAATCTTGATGTTTTCTTTGCAATCTTTTTGGGTTGTTTAGATACCTGTTTACCTGCTCTCTTCGCTTTTCGTTTAGCAGCAGTAGAGGCTGCGTATTCACTGGGAGAAAGAGCCTTAATTG